GCTCTCGGGGGAGTATTAACCCGCTGCAGGTGCAGTCAGACTACACACCACTGAGTTAGCTGGAGGATTTTTTACAACACAAGTTACTTCAGTTGTAAGAGTACCACCAACAGCATCAATGCCATTATCTTCAGCGTCTCCATCGCTACTCATATTAAACTCTTTATTTTGAGTCTTTCTATCTCCTAGATACGCAACACGGAAAGTAGAAAGATCAACAGCAATGGCCATTTTCTGCCAATCTACATTGCTATTGAATAGCGGATGTTCAATCATACGGAACGTTCCACGGGAGGTTTTGAATGTGGAGAATTGAAGTCCCCACGAAGTCTGACCATCGACCATGTAATAAGTACCGTTGAGACGTCCAATACCATTTAGTACTCGTCTTGCAGTACCGCCTACGAATAGAACTCGTTCGTTAGCAATCTTAGGATCTGTAGCTTGATTGAAGACAGGATCCAAGAACCCTTCTAGTTGCGTAAAGTTAGTAGTACCACCAGCAGTGAAAACATTAACCGCTGACATATACGTTGGATAGTATCCAATCGTACCTACCATATTAATGAGACCATCCATTGTACGGAATGGTTGCCCATTACGAGTACCAGATGATTTCTGTCCAAAGAACAGAGCTTTTTCAATATCAGCAGCATGGAAAGCTGCACAATCTTGCCTAGACTCTGCTACATTGGTATCACCAGCAATCATCATAGTCTGCCTGATGGTATCGGTGATAGCCCAAGTGTTACGGAAAATCTGAGTCAGGTTCGTAATCTTCACTGGATTGATATTCAGTGCTGATGGACGAAGTGAACCTTCCTCAAAAGCATTTCCAACTTGGTAAGCGTAAATATTAGCGGCAATTGCAGCAGCTGCTACAGTACCAACAGCACGAGTCACTGCAATCTGCGTAGATGAGATAACTGAATTAATAATGACATTCTCACCAGTTGAAGCTACACGCAGAATCATACCAGGTAGCAGATTAGCTGTGGAGACAACCGTGAAAGTCGTATCAGTATCAGCTTGTCCTGCAGCAGTGACACGAAACTGAGGAAATAGCATAGTTTTAGTAAAGAAACCATGTTCAGTTTGTACAGCAGTTTCTGATGCAAGCATCGAAGTAAGACCAAATAGCATAGCTGAACCATTTGGCATCAATCGAGTGATCATTCCTGCAAATGATTTCTTTGCAAGATCAGCAGTCAGTTGAGAGGTATTGAAAATTCCGATGGTCATTAGATTCTCCTATTACAGACCGTGTGCAGTCATTGTGGTTGCACTGGTCTTAGTGAACAAGAACCAGCGATGAGAAGCATTGACTGTAGCGGTACCTGCAACAGTAACGTCAGTTCCTCCTGCAATAGTAAGAACTTGTGCAGAGGCATTACTGATAAGGAATAAAAAACTATCCCCAACATCCATAGTAGGATTAGCAGCTAGAATTGCCGCTGCTGTTGCTGTAGTGTCAGTACGACCCGCACCAAGACCACTTCTTAAATAGATACCAGCTTGAATAGCTGCAACTGGAATTGTTTGTGCAGAGTCAGCTGCATTTGAATAAGTAGCTGGATTATTAAGACCATCTCCGGGACGAGCAGGACGCGCTGTTCCCTCAGCACCAAATACTAGTGGGCGGACAAACATTGTAAATCTCCTTTAGGATTCAAGAAAAAGACTCCAATCGGTTTCTTTTCCTTTGCGCTTATCTTGCTGTACTAAGTCCTTAGGAGGATTTACAGCTGTCGCAAAAGCAGAAACAAAATCCTGAGCCATACTTGCAAGTTCTTTAGCTGGTGCATCAGGATGCTGTTTTGCAAGTTTTTCTTGCACTGCTGCCAAGATTGGTGCAATTGCTGGATGGTTCAAGGCAGGATTTGCATCTGTAAGAGTGCCATGAACTTCCATCTGTCTAATAAGGTGTGGAATTACCACATTCTGAAACTTCTCACTTTGTTTCTCTAGTGCGTGCTCAACAAGCTTTGCAGAAACTAAAGTAGCTTGAGCATAACCACTTTGTGCTACATTATTAATAATTTCTAGTGCAGCTTTAACACCTTCTTCTCCTCCTTTAGCCATTTCCGCTAATTTTTCTGGAGGAATTGAATTTACGAAACTAGTTTTAGCTGCCTGTTCTGTAAGTTTAGTAGGATCAATATTGAAAAGAGGAAGTTCTGCTCCGTCCTTTTCATCTATTTTGAATACATCAGAGAATTTATCGAGCGGGGATTCTGAAGCTTTTTTAGCAGCAGCTTCCTCAGCAACTTTCTTAGCAGCATCTTCTTCAACTGCTTTCTTTTCCTGTGCCTGCGCCTGTTGTGCTCCAGAAAGTGGATCGGGAGCCTTAGCACTACGAAACATATCCATGATACTCATTTTCTATTCCTTTCCGAGAGGAGTGTTTACTACAATAAGTTCAGCCATATGACTATCTATGAGAAACTGAGCAAAATCAATTTGCCCTTTTAAATATGCATGTTCAAGTGCAACTTCTCCAACACGTTCTAAACTCATTACCATATTAGATTGCTTAATTGCTGCTTGTGCTTGTAAATTTTGAATTCTTTTAAGCGAAAGATCAGACAGAAGTGATCCTTCCTTTTCTTCATGTGCCGAGAGAATCCAAGAATTAAACCTGTTGATTTGTAGCGTTGCCATTTGGATTAAGATTATAGTTGAAGTTTTGTGGAAGTGGTTGTGGTGGAAGCTGATTTTGTTGTAGTTGTGAATTCTGTTTTAGCAACATCTGTACTGTATTCTGCCAAGCTGCTAGCGCTTGTTCATACATAATCTGCTCTGGTGGTTTCTCAAATGGTGTAAGATCTGCTCCACGAGTTTTCATAAGATATGAAAACATTGGAGCTATATTGTAGGCTGAACCAATCTGAGGAGATGAGCCAATAGCTTGAAGAGCTACTGCAAACTCTTCTCCACTGATAATTTTTTCAGCAGGCACTAGACCATCTGAAACTTTAAATGCCATTACAGCTTGCCTCAATTTTACAGGATCTACTTCTATGAGAGTTTTCTTATTTCTGTCGAGAAGAGTAGATTGAGGCTGATACTGTAGAATGTTGATCTTAAGAATCTCCTTAATTGGAGACATTGTTTGATCTTCAATCAACATTGCTGTCATTTGATCACGAGCACTAGCGTTACCCATGATATCTTGAAATTCAAACTTAGTTCTATTTCCTTTAGTGAACTGTCCCTGCTTTGCACGATTCTGACCATTAGCATAATCAGCCATCTGCATTACAAGTTGCATTTCAGCCGTATTATTTACACTCTGGTCATCTTTGAATGGAATTGAGAAATAAACTTCAGAAAGTGGTTGACCATATGCAGCTGGACGAACTGGAATCTTCGCAGCTGGATTGTCTGAATTAATATCTGAAGCTGCAACTCGCGAAGGATCGTAAATACCACGATCAGATACAGCACGTCTACGAGCTGCCATATTAGCAGTCATAAGACTTGTAGCTACATTCTGATAAGGAGTTGCATTACTAGCTATACTCTTATCTTGATAACCCAATCCATTCTCAGAAGGTTGTCCGAAAATAATTGGAAGATAATTGTGCGCATTAGTCATACGTTGCGCTACAATCAGTACCTGTCTATTGATTATAACAAATTTCCAAATCTGGGGAGTATTTGGTTGAGGAACTCGAAGACCGAAATCAGAAGGAATAATACGACCATACAGAACTGCTCGTTCGTAGACGTTTGAATAATTAATCTTGTTTGGAGTGGTACTTTGAGAAAGTTGTGCCCATGCCATCCAATCAGTTGTTTTTAAATATGAATCATTTTCAACTAGAGCATCTGGATTCAGAGGAGGAATATAGTATCCTGAATATCCTGAACTATTTGTACCTCCAGCCCATACTGATTCAAATGCAGCTTTCAAATTCTGCACTTGTTTTATCGGTATAGACTCAACGTACTGTTTGAGTTCAGTACGAGATACAATATCTACATAACCAGCAAACTCTCCACGAGTGTGAACCTCTGGAAGATTATAACGAGTGTCCCAAATAAGATTATATGGATCACGTCTACGAATTACATTGCCTTGCCAAATATCTGCTCTAGCTTTACCTTCCGCGCCAATCACAGTTTCAATCAGTGGAGTAGTAATAGATTCCCATGCTACTTCTAGAGCAAAGAGATTGTATTTGAATCCATCACGAAAAGCTAACATAAAATTACGAATCCAAGAACCTCGGATAGATTGGTCAGCAATAATTGCTTCCAGAGCTAATGCTTGGTCTATGAATGCAGGAGCAGCTACAACACCAAAAATAGGAATTCCAGTAAGAAATACAGAAGCTTGATAGGAGACGGCAGTTTCTACTTGTGGCATTACTACTGGAATTATTGGATTCCTAAGTTTTGTAGGATCATACTGATGTAAATTCCTAGTCTTCGCGCGCTGTTCTTCTTTTGTAAAATCAACTTCTCGCAAATACTGTCTGTCAATGATTTCCATCATTTGACGAATCTGAAACTGTTGATTCATCTGATTAGAACATTGCTGAAAAAATTCTATCACACCATCACAGGCTGGTTGTGACAGAAGAAGAGGAATTTGTTGAGTAGCTGCCATTATTTTACTTTTGTTGTGCTGTATCTGTTTCAAATCTACGAGAATAGTGGTTCAAGAGATCTTGTAATGCTTTCTCTTGATTCTTCTTCTTCACAGCATTAACTCCAAGAGATCCTACACCACCAGTACCTTCTGGAGCTGTTACTGCCATGTAATCTTCTACAGAGAGATCTTTTACAGTCTTAAGTCGCTGTTCCAGATCTTTCACAATAGTAGGATCTTTCGGATCCAGTGCTAGTCTTGCTGCTTGGGAATCATAATAGACTCCTTGGACTGCTTCAGACATAAAATTAACAACATCTAAAGCTTTTTTACGAGCAGCATCTATTGAATTTTGCAATTCCATTATTAACTCCTAGTAGGAGCGAACATTGAATGAACTTCTTTTTATATACGAAAACTTACGTTTGGATGATTTTGTAGGAATAGGTAATGCATCTCTTGTAGGTGCAAGAGGAGAAGTCATATAGTCAACAACATCAGTAGCTTTATTTACTGGAGGAACTAATGGGGGAGCATCTGAAGCAACAGCAGTTTGAGGAGCTGGAGTATAGACTTGCATCAATGTTGATACATCTACAGTTGTCGGCGTTGACGGAACATCTATAAGATCTTTATCAACTGGAGGTGTCATAGTTTAGAATGCTACATTCTCAAGTTCATCATATACATGAATAGCTCCTAATGTTTGATCCATTAGAAGTCCCTGTGCTGCAACATACTGTCCATTTTCAGCAAGTACTTTAGGAGCATATGCAAGAAGATCTAATATTCCATCAACATTATCACGACGTAGAGGAGAAAACTGTGTTGCTTGTAGAACTACTTGAGACAAATACTTAGGATGCACATACAATTCTCCTTTTGCCCAAGACTTAAACATACCAAGAATTCTAGAAATCTTAGAGGCAGAACCAGAGAAAACTTCTACGAATGTAAATCCTGTAAGTCCTAGTTGCATACACATAAAACGTGACCAATATGCAAGAGTTGCTTGATATGCTGTTGCTTCAATAGCAATAAGTCTACAATTATGTTGTAAACCTAGTGTGAGCGCTTTTCTAATGGTTTCACCGGGAGAAAAACGTTCTTCATAAAGAGCCATAAGACAAGGAATACCATCAAAAACTTCAAAGTAACCGATAGCAACAGCGTCTCCATGTATTTTCCCTGAGGCTGGATCAATAATTATGAAATTTCCACCTGAAATATCACCTTCTGAATATGGATACTGAGGTAATTTTGAGACATCTAAGAGATTATTTACTGCAGCAGATTCGTCATTGAGAACTTCTGCGTAGAAAATCTCTGGATGACCTGAATGTACGTCAGTTTCAAACTCATCTAATAGCTGATCTACAGGGTGTAATTCTTCCCAAAGAGAAGAACCATCATTAAGAATGCCTCCAACTATGAATTTAGTCCACTCGGGATTCGCTTTTAGTTTTCGTAGTATCGACCAACGTGTAGGATACATATTTGCTACGAATATGAAGATACAACCAAAGGGTGATTTGGTCTTCATAGCAGTACCAATCATCCACTTTTCTAATTTATCTGATTCTAATTGAGAATCTGCTTGTTCTCGTGTCTGAATATCCTCAAAAATCATTACATCTGGACGTTCATGCTTTAAAACAATACCACGAATAGCAGTTCCTGCTCCTGCAGCTCTCAAAAGAATGTTACGTCCGCGAAATCCGAATTTTTTCAATGCTTGAGTATCCTTTTCCATTCCCAAGCGCCAATCGCCAAAAACTTTTTTAATATTATCATTATCTAACATATCTGCTACGTCTGCAAGGATATTTTCAGCTAGATCTGAAGACGCAGAAATGATAAGAATGAATTTTTTCTTCGTAAAAAGTATGCAAAAAAGCATAAAAAGCTTTACAACCGTAGTTTTTCCAAATCCGCGAGGTAAACCTAGTGCAAGTTTTGGAAACGAACGGATCTGTGTGACCCAATGGATTAACCATAGCCACACCGATATAAATATGGGAGGAAAGAAATACTTAAAATGATCAGGAATAGCAAGTCCTGCAAGAAAATTGAGGTCTTGCTTAGCAATTTCCTGTACTTGGGAAGTTTCAATTGCTACTTCTTGTGTATCCGCTTCCGACAGTGACAACTTCTTGCTCCTCTATACGTTGTTGCATCGAAAGTAGCAGTTCTCGTGCTTTCCTCTTGTTGCGAGCCAATTCCGCCTCTCGTGCCTCAGAGGTTATGGATTGGATCAACTGCAGGTCTTCCACGAGTTTCAACTCTTTTTTGCTCACTGCTACCATGATGTTGTCGTTCTCTTTTCTGAGAAAGCTCCTGTACTTTTGATGATTGTATAGTAAGTAATGTTTGAGATCCAGCTTCGATAACTTGATTATTGATATCACGTGTGAATCTATTTATAACTTGCACTGGTATAGTAAGATTAACAATTGGCTGTGATGTATGAATAGTTTCTGGGGATGCTTGTCCGCGCCGTTTCTGTCCATTTATAACTTGTAATGCTTTCAGAATCTCCATAGGACGAGTAAGAAGTGGAGACATCTCTTTGAATTGTACTAACAATGAGTCTTCAACCTCGTCATATGTAGAGTCCCGGGCATTGTGTTTCTGGAGACTCTTAAATTTAAGTTCTGTAACTTGTTTAGAAAACTGTTCATCAGAAAGTAATTGAGAAATCCGTGCTTGTGAGACTCCAAGAGCTGATGCAACTACTGAAGCCTCTACACCAGAACCAAGAAGTTCTAGCGCACGTGATTCCATCGAAGTCATTTGCAGCATCTCACTGACCCAAGAAAAGAGTAGTGTCTAGTATGTCTTGAAAGATATAGGAATTGCAGTGGGGATCGTAAAAACTTTAGAGAAAATAATGGAACGTCAAAGGATAGTAGATCTTCCTTAGATTAAAAAAGGTTTATCCCCTCCGGCATAAGTGAGCACTTACTTATATTTTATGTATGTGAGTGCTAACTACTGTTACTGTGCCGGAGTAAGTGCTAACTATCATGATTCTGCGGAGTGAGCACTAGCTAACTGCGCCAGTACTGGAATGCTTCTTATTCTCAATCCTATTTCCAGCAGTCTTATATATGATATAAGAGCTAGAGGAATAGAAATGAGAAACGTTTCCAGTCAGTGCTCACATACTTGGCTCATCCATTCGGACTAGCGTATATGCGGTATGCTTTGTATGGTTTTGTAAGTCTCTTGTAAGTTTCAAAGCGCAAGCTTCGGATACTAGGATTTTTCTAGTAACCCACTCATTCATTTTAGATAGGAGATACAAATGGAAGGTACAGCAATGGAAGGCGGATATTTGGTTCGCAAGCTTGATGATGTCACCAGTGAAGCGGACAGCGGTTACAGACTCTCTCGCCATGTTGCGAAGAAAGGAAAAGACGGGAAGTATTCAGGCTTGGCGGAATCGCTCGCAGTGTTCTTACCTGTTATCTGTGATGTTTCACCTTTTGAAACTGAGTTCCCTGCACTTAATGCTGCGATGCAGGACGCATTCGATACCTGCGTTGACAAGTATGTACGCTCGCATCTTGAGGCAGGAAAGACAGTTATTTATAATGCTGATCTCTCTCTAGGTGCTATTGATTCCTTCCTAGCTTCACGGCCTGAGGGACTTGGGAAGCTTTCAGGAGACAAGATTCGCGAATGGTTTGTGGAGTCTTTGGAATCGCAATTGCAGGAAGTGATTACAGAGAAACTAGGCGCATCTGTTTCAGACGATAAAGTTAGGCAGACTCTCAATAGTTACAGAGATATTTTCGCCCGCCTTGCTGAGAAGTCACCTAGTTTTGAGCCAAAGATTCACGAGAACTTGCAGAAAGCTATTGCGCTTGCTGCTGAGTCTCCAATGACTGAAAAGCTTGCGGCTCGATTGCTGGCAGCCTCACAAAAATCAGTTGATCTGCTGGCACTCTGATAGTTTCCTAGTCTTAGTCTCTAGCAGTCTGTGATAGATTGCTAGAGACTTTTTGTTTTAGATTTACTGTGGGTTTTCGCAGTCTCTGTAGACTGTAGACTGTAGACTGTAGACTGTTGGGTGGGGCCTATCCTTTTCCTGACCCTTTTTCGGTCCCTTCTATAGCTTCCTTCTTGTATACTCTTCTGGTATCTGGTATCTTGTATACACTTCTAATATCTTTCTAACCCTATTTTCTATTTAAAATTTTAAACTAGGGTCAGAATTGATGCGTAAGATACTAATATAAGGGAAGTACGTAAGATACTAATATAGTAGAAGGAAATTACAGAACAGGTCGATATTGACTCAACCCGAGGAGACAGGGTACCTTACAGGCTACAGTCTACAGTCTAGAGACTCAGCAGACTGTAACCCGCTCACACTATAAGGAGAAACTATTGTGACTGTTAAAAAATATCGTCCGTATTATACAGCAAAACAAATTCAATTGATTAATTCAAAGATGAATCCAGAGATTTTCGAAGAATTAAATATACTACGAGCGAACAGATTGTTTCAATTAAAGATAGAAACTGGATTCGCTTCTCCAGCTATTGAATTGGTAGTGAAACCTACAATAGAACAGAAACTTGGTTTTGAACCATCACCGCCACTTCTTGAAGAATACAGGAAAGCAGCAGCAGATAAATATAAAATTGATCCAACATCTCTTACAGATAAAGAAATGGAGGATAGAAAAGCATATATTTTCACTTATGGAACTGAGGAAGAGAAAGCTGAGATAGAGAAACAATTACTCACTGACATAGGAGTTATAAAATGAAGCCAGAACCTGATCGGGATTTTCTCGATGACACAATTGCAGTCTTAGTACTGATTGCAGTTCTTGCTTGTGTTGTCTTGATTAATTAATCCTACTACTGAAGAAAAGGAAGAGAGAAGGATATGATATGATAAAACCTAGCGCAAGTGAACGTATGTTCGCTTTACAGTGGTGGAAAACACTTTCTTTACAAGACAAGATGATTCTTGCAAGAAAGCATAAACCAGAATGGACATTTGCGATGACAACAATGTCTACTAGTACTGTAGTTTTAATGTATCGAAAGGAGAATTCATAATGTTTACTGCACGCATTCCAGTAGAAAAGACTGCACTTCAAATTCTTGATGAGTCTGAAACAATCTTCAGACTTACAGGATCAAGACTATTCAATCCAATCTACGCAGAGATTAATGAATCTGATTGGGATTTCTTTACTCAATATGATCCTGTATGTTATAAGAATCTAGTAGATAAAGGATTCTCTGAGATACTGAATCAAAACATTGGATACCTTGATTCTGATTGTCTCTATGTTCTAAGAAAAGATAATGTAGATGTACAATTCAGAAAGAATAGTGCTCTGTATTCTGAAGTGTGTGAGTATTTTATGCAACACCGCAGATTGTCTACTCATTTAATGTTTCGAATCAAAGAAGGATCTCAAAGTCTGCGTAAACAGATTTGGAATGAATTTCTTGAAGCAGCAGACAAAGGAGAACTGTAATGAGCACAACACCTTACGATCAAGATCACAAAAGACGCTTCGAAACTATGTATGATTCAGAATCTTTTGAAGTTCCACTTACACGGGATGAATATATATACAGAGCAAGTACATACATTAATCTGGAAGTGCGTCTAAACATAGAAGATTCAACAGCACTTGCTATCTTTTGGTACACCAAATACAAATCAGAGCGTCCATAGGACAGGAGAACTGATCTCTTTCATCTTAACACACTACAACACAGCTAGGAACTAAAACTGAATTCTGCTCTACTTGACAAGAAATCCAGTCTGTGATACCCTAAGAGAATTCCCTATGAAAACACTTATTTTCTTTCTAACCATCACATGTCTGTGTAGCTGTGGAGGAGGAATAGATACTTCTGAAGAAGTAGAAACTCTTGTACCAGCAGCAAAATGTTGCTATCCTGTACCTTGTACTTGTACAAAGGATCCATCATGACTACATCCAGTCTTAAATTCAACGATATAGTAATGATTCTTGATAACATACATACATTCGAATTAGAAGTAGGAGATTTAGGTATAGTACAATCTGTCTTAGAAGGACCTGATGGATATGTGATAGTTATAGTCTCAGAAAACTATCTAAGACAATCATTGTATCAAGAGCATCTCTTTAAGATAGGAGAACTTTAGATGAGAATTCTATGTGCCTATTCGGGCCTAGAATTCAAGGTAGAACATTTTCCTGCAACTCTAGTAAGCAGAGAAATTTGTCATCCTATATTCTATCTCCCACAACATAAACTTATATCATACATACCTAAATGGTATGCTGGAGAATTGACTGCAACCGATTCCTATCTTTTGTATCTAGCTCTTCTTAACAGTACAGAACTTATTGAATGGAGAGTACCAGCTCTCAAAACAAATAAGTCTGTAGGAATCGTAGCACACAATATAGAATCACTTGCTTCTATAGTTTCTAAGATGAATGTAATCAAACATCCAGCATTTGTGCTGCCTCGTTTCGTAATCTCTCCAGAAACTAAGACACTAGAGAATTCTACTTTCTGGATACAAACTTGGGTGGATCAATACAATGAATGGTCCAGTGGATACAGAACTAGAACCCTCGACGAAAAAATTACAAGACGCGAGGAAGCATTGGAACGTCTTATTAATAACAGTTCTCGTACTGTTGAATCTTATGCTAACATTCTTGCTGATTGGGCTATTTTGGCAGGAAACTTCCCAAAATCCACAACAGAAGTATTGGGAAAACAAGTCCCGCTTTGTGAATACTGGCGCTCGATAATTAAAGCATGTGCTAAGAATGAATCTATCTTCTCAATTCCAAAGAAAGATCTAGAAGAACTTGTAGAGTATTGTGAAGAAGAAATTCCACACGGATCAAAATATGCACATACTCTTATGGAATTTCTACGAAACGGACTACGAAAACAGAAGAATTATTTAGGTCTCGGGGATATAGATCTAAATTCAGAAGTCACATATAGAATCCTAAGTCCGGACACCTCAGTAGAAGATGCGAATAAACAAGCATTAATAGATTCAGCACCGAAAGAAGAGCCGCGCGAATCCCAGTACCCAACAAAGATTTCATTCCTTAAAGCTAAGCTGAAATGGCAAATGGCTGAATCTTATAGAGCTAACAACATAGAAAAAATGCAAGTAGGAAACCTATGATACGAGCATTCATTGCAATTTGTTATCTTCTCTGGTGGAGATTTGTGAAACTAACCTCTTCACGAAAACATCCATCATACATACATACAATATGGAGAATCTGGCAGGAACAAGAGATTCTCCGTCTTTTCCTAAGTGGAGCAAATCATGAATGAATATCTTGTAATTCTCGAATACCAAAATCACTACACAAAAGAGAAAGTAAGAAGTGTTCTTCATGATGGTAGACATCCACAATTCTTTACTGACCATATCATAGCAGCTAAAGTTGCAGAGAAACATTGTTCTCAATACTCAAAAATGACATTCTCCATAGTTGAATTGACTGATGTAGGTATTGCAAGAGTGAAGAGAACTAGAGTAAAAAAGACTTGACACATCTTTACCTACATGATACTATCAAAAATTCTGTCTGGAGAATCTTATGACCTTCAGTCTTAGCGCATTAGAACAAATAAGAGCGAGAATACGAGAAAAGAAAGCTATTGAAGTACCACTTCCAGTTCTAGAACTAGGTATTCACAAAGCACTTAAATCTCTTCAAGATCAAGAACTAGAACAAGGAGAAGATCGCTTTGGAAATCCTATCACATATAACATAGAACAGCAACAAGCTATAAGATATATTGGATTAGGAGAGTCTTGCATTCTTCTAGGTGCTGCTGGTACAGGTAAGACAACTGTAACTAAAGCAGCTATCCATCGTCTTGTTGTATCTGGAAAAGCTGGTTTTCTCTCTGCTCACGGACATAAGTATCTTAAAGATGGAACACCGGGTGTAATTTGTGTTTCCTATACAAGACGTGCAGTTATGAATCTTCGCCGGAACATGAGTGAAGATATGAAAGATAACTGCATAACAATCCACAAGCTTCTTGAATACGAACCAATCTATTACGATATCATAGATCCTAAGACCGGCGAAGAAAAGAAAACAATGAGGTTTGAAGCAACTCGCAATAATTACAGACCTCTACCTTCTTCAATTCATACAATCATCATTGATGAATCTTCAATGGTATCTGTTGAACTCTTTAAGGAGATCCAAGATGCTTGTCCACACACGGTCCAGTTTGTATTCATTGGAGACATTCAGCAATTACCACCAGTGTTTGGATCCGCAATCCTTGGTTACAAGATGCTTGAACTCCCAACTGTGGAACTTATACAAGTTTACAGACAAGCATTGGAAAGTCCCATTATTAGGTTGGCGCATAGAATTCTATCAGGTAACGCTATTAAACATAGTGAGTATGAACAGTGGAAGTTCCACAATCAACTCACTTTACATCCATGGAAAAAGAAAATTCATGCAGATGTTGCATGTCTCACATTCGCAAAGTTTATTACACAGGCGTTGGATTCAGGAATTTATTCTCCAGAGGACGATATGATTCTGATACCGTTCAATAAATCGTTCGGTACAGATGAAATAAATAAACATATTGGAAATCATATCGCTCGCTCTAACAAGAGATTGACATACGAAGTCATAGCAGGATTCAATAAACATTATTTCACTATAGGAGATAAAGTTCTTTACGATAAGGAAGATGCATTCATAACTCGTATCGAATACAATCCAATCTACAGTGGTGTAATGCCACAAGAACCTTCAGAACAGTTAGATTACTGGGGATTCTTACAACAACAAGAACATCATGTAAAAGAACAAACAGATGCAGACGTAGATTTCCTTCTATCTCAAATGGCAGTAGCACAAACAGATGAGGAGCGAGTACAACAATGTTCTCATCTAATCACAGTACAGATGGTAGATACAGAGAAAGAAATCATACTCCGTACCGCCGCAGATATTAATTCTCTCATCATGGGATATGCATTAACCGTTCATAAAGCACAAGGATCTGAATGGAGGAAAGTGTATCTAATACTTCATCAATCACATGCAATAATGATTCAAAGAGAACTTCTCTACACAGCAGTTACAAGAGCTAGAGAAGAACTCTATGTAATCTGTGAGCCAGAAACCTTCACTAAAGGAATTGAAGGACAGAGAATAAAAGGTAATACTTTGCTAGAGAAAGCTGAATTCTTTAAAGGTAAACTAGAAAAGAATGGAGGAATGATTAAATGAAGGTATCACCTGAAAGTTCTGTGAGTTTTTTTCTACTAGCTCATGGATTGGGACACGTAAGAGAACATACACATAAAGCGTTAGTTGAACTTGTTACAGAGTATTGGAAAAAAGGATACGAGGAAGGAAAACATGACTCCTCAACAGGAACTAAAGAATCGATACAAAGCGAACAGAAGTAAAATAAATAGAGCTTTCTTCTCTCTTTCTGAAGTCACTGACTTACTTTCTGTTCCTCATGCGAAACCTATTTTAGAACAATTAGTTGTAATGCTTAGTGCAGCAAATAAAAATAGGTATAAGAATGCGCTTGACAACTATCCGCTGCCGGAGCATACTAAACGCTCCCCAACACGGGGTTTTCTTTAGTCTGAATCTTGCCTCGCGAGTAACAAGATTCTCCGATTAAAAATCTCGCACTCTCGATGGAGCTTTATAAATGAATGATGCAGCTACTACTCCTGCTACTACAATCACTCCTAATTTCGATCAATATCATGACAAGAAAGCAGTCAAGTATTTCTTCAAGAAAGTTGTAGATAAGGAAACAAAAGAAGAGTTCAAGCGTCCTACCGTAGAACTAGAACTTGCTGTTCCTTCAGTAGAAGGTCTGGTAAAGATCATTACTGAAGGTGGAAAAGGACTAGAGCTTCTGTTGGATGCAGCAGCTGAAGTTATTATCTCTGCTGCTCGTACCATCGTCAACGATAAAGAAGATGTTTCACAAGAAACCTTTCCGTTTGATAAAATCTCTTGGGAATATATTGCAAATCTTCCGAAGGCTGAACGTCGTGGTGGTGGAATCTCTAAGGAAACTTGGGAAGCATTCTCTGATGACTATGTTGCAGTTATGCCATCTGTTACTGGCAAGACTGCGGAACAAGTTGGAAATGCTGCCAAGATTCTCATGAATAAGTTTAATCTGGTAAAGACTAACAAGCCTGTTCTGAAACTGCTTAAGGAACAGCTGGCTATCTATACTAATTCCAGCCCGAACGCAGAAACCTATCAAGAATGCATTGAATTTCTCCTTAACAAAGCTGATGCTCTGCTTCAAATGGATGAAGCTCAGCTGCTTGCAAACTTGTAAGAGTTTCTTCTTTAATCTACCCTTGTCTGTATGAGAGGGTAGCCATAAAGAAGGAGCTGCATCAATGCAGTAGGAGTATTCTCTATGGATCTGTTGCAACTTATCATTCTTATTTGTGTAATCGGTCTACTGCTTTGGGCAGTAAATAAATACATTCCTATGGATCCAAATATAAAATCTATACTTAATGTTGTGGTTGTTATCGCATTAATTCTTTTCATTCTAAGTCTTTTTTCTGGGTATTTTCCTTCTATTCGAGTGGGGAAATAAAGTAGAGAGGAGGCAAATGTGTGAGATTAGATATTCATGTTCATATTCATACCCCCAATGAGAGCAGATTAGAAGCTCTTGCTCTTTCTGCATTAGAAGAAGTAACTCAGTTAGGAGAAAGCATGGCAACAGCCAAGGAAGATCTATCCCGTGAAGTTGATGAGTCAGTTGCAGACAAGACACATCTTGAAGATGTTCTTACTCGTCTTGTTGCAAAAGTTGTTGAACTGAAAGAAGAACCTGCGGAACTTGCAGCACTAGCAGCTAAGCTAGAAGCTGCGCAACGTGCTACTGACGATGAAGTTGCTGCGGCAGAGCAAGTTCTGGCTGAAGAAGTCCCTCCTCCACCGCCGGAACAGCAGAGGAGATAATCACGTGGCTTTTAAAAAAGCTAAAGGCGGTAGTAAGTAAGTAGAACGGTTCTGCCAGTCTACCGCTAAAAAAGACTGGCATTTAGTTTGCACTCCACTCTTTTGTATAGAATACAAACTAAATGTCAGTAAGAAAGTATTCACCTATTTGGCTAGCACTTAAGAAAGCACATAAAGTTGCTATTAGTGTTCCTCGTCCCTATCACAAGCGAGTAATTAAAGCTGTAGTGAAAGAAAAATACGGTGATCTTGAATACAAGTTTGAACTAGGAGAACGGGGTAAGAAAGCTAAAATCTCCTATACAGTCAGAGGTGCAATAATCACTTTCAATCTTAATCATACTCTCGGGGTAGAAGATCTATGAATTCTGCATGGCGTATGAAATGGTCCGATGGATTTAAGTACTGTATCTATGATGATATTTCTGGATTGAATGATCCAGTACAGATTCTCATAAATAGTTCTTGGAGGTGGTACGGAAACTGGAATAGTTTTATCAGTATAGAACGCTTACCTGAGAATATGCCATGACTCCAGCAGAACAAGTATCCGCGAAGATCATAGAACTTCAAGAACGTCTACTTGCAAAACACCCAACAATGCCAGTTCTTTTACGAGAGATTCATAAAGAACTGTTAGCAAATCCAGACGTTGTCACTCTTCTTTCCAACGAAGAACGATCTGTAATCATCTCTGGTCTCGAAAACTACACAAGAACTGATCTGATTGTAGCAACTAAAGGATCTTCTAAGAAAGCAATTTCAAAGATGACACTGGTGGATCTATGAATTTATTCATGAATAAGATATTGTGGCAAGGAGAATACAATGGAGGTCTCCTAATTCTTTTTGTAGCTAGACCGAAACTAGATAAGTTGTATTGGAAAGTATTTGATCCGGGACTAGAAAATCCAGTGCAAGGATCAGTAGAGTTACAGCTTAATGCTGATATACCATTGAGTACAGTCATAGATATGACCCTTGATCTCATAGATTCTAGTGTTCTATCCTTACATCAGAGAATCAAAGATGAATGTATCTGTGCAGGAGCCAGAATTAATTAATTCTCTTCGTCTATGTATACGAATCTATCTAGCTTCTAGGGAGCGTTGTTATGTTTCAAACCTTAAAGGTGGTAAAGCTCTCTTCACAAATTGGTATACAGAAGGTATTGAAAAGATTTCAGATTACTTTCCAACGACCTGTCTCTGCGGACATCGTATCTGTGACTATGGTAGTTCTCTTATTAGTAGTTGCGATGTTTGCAGTACTCATCATTGTAGCCTTGACTACGAACTCAATTGTATCTGTGATCTAATACAAGTTCCACTTCCGAAACTCAAACATCTATTTGCATTGGAACTTGAATATGGATACAAGACTTCAGAGTATCAGTTACTCCTCCCGTTTACTTCTACACGAATGCCCGCGGAAGTTTCAAATATCACGCTTGAATTCGGATCCAGAATTGAATCGTGATGACGACGATTCTTCCCTCACATTCCAATTTGGACATACTGTTGGGGAAGGAATACCTCTTCTTCTTTCTGGAAAGAGTATCGAGGAAGTCATCTGGATCAGTTTTATCAAATGGAAACTCGATCTGTTTTCAGAAGATACAAAAAGGGGCAAATCTTTTACAAGAGCCATCATTGCCCTACAAAAATTCAGTGCTCTCCTTAAAACAGGATTTCTCAAAGATTACGAACTTGTACAGTACAAAGGTAAACCTGCCATTGAACTCGGCTTTCGTATTCACATTCCCAATGGCTTCAAGTTTCGGGGATATGTTGATGTTGTATTGCGAAATAGAATTACTGGAGAAGTTCTTGTTCTTGAAATCAAAACTTCTTCAGGAGCTGTTATTGCCAATTCGTACAAAAATTCTGCTCAAGCCATTGGATACTCAGTTGTCTTGGACTTTATATTCCCCACTCTCTCTTCATATAAAGTACTCTATCTTGTTTATAAAACAAAAGAACTAGAGTATGAACCAATCTCGTATCCTAAATCCTATCTACAACGAGCACTATGGATACAAGAACTACTGTCAGACATAGATATCATTCTAATGCATGAAGAGCGTGGTGTGTATCCAATGCATGGTGAGTCTTGTGTGTCGAAGTTCTACAAGGAATGTAAATATCTTGGTGTATGTACACTTTCTACAGACGTACTTACAACAGTGAAACCAGTGGTGAAGAAAGAAGAAGAAGTTTACGATATTGAAGTGTCTCTCGCGGATCTAATTGCTACTCAACTTAGGAACACTGAAAATGTTACTGAAACCAACTCTGGATACATCCCCACAACCGCAGACCAGATTCTGTAAAGACTGTAAATACTGTATCAATACGAATCCAGTGGGTAGAGGAGTTGTTCAAACTCTACAACCACAAGAATGGAAGTGTGCTCATTCAAGACACGTATCCTTCATGGATGGAATAGTCACATATAACTATTGTGAATCAGAGCGTGCAGGTTTCACAACACACTACTGCGGCCCGGACGCTCAATTTTACGAGGCTGTATAATGGCTAAACTTTCAACGCTTGAAGCATCTAAGACTCATAGAGTCTGTGTATTTGGTGCACCTAAGACAGGTAAGACGGAACTTGTAGGTAGACTTTCAGAGCATTTCAATCTTCTCTGGTTTGATCTTGAGAATGGATGGGATACTTTACTTAAGTTTCCTCAGGAATGGAAAGAAAGAATCGAACTCATAAGAATTCCAGACACAAAAACTTTTCCTATCGCTATCGAAACTATGCTTAAAGTAATCCCGGGTAACTCTGTGGAGATCTGTGATGAGCATGGAAAAGTTTCGTGTCCACTTTGTAGAAAAGATTCTAAACCTCTCACTCGTGTTGCTCTCAATGAGTTGGGAAATAACTCTATTGTGGTTGTTGATTCTGGTACTCAGCTTGCAAACTCTGCTATGAATCACATCACAAAACTTCATGATGATACATACAAACCTGAGTGGTCTGATTATAGAAATCAAGGCGCCCTCATGGATAAGTTTCTATCACAAGAACAACAAGCGAAATTTAATTTTGTATTCATCACACATGAAGCTGAAGTTGAAATGGAAGATGGAAGAAAGAAGATTGTACCAGTAGCAGGCACTACTAATTTCTCTCGGAACACAGCTAAATACTTTGATGATGTAGTGTACTGTGAAGTTAAGAATAAGAAACATAACTTTGCATCTGCAACTACTTATGCAAACAATATTCTTACAGGTTCTCGTACTGATGTTACTCTTGAGACTGATGAGTTTCCTACTCTTTTGCGAGTCTTTAAGGCTGAATTGTTTCCAGCAATCCCACCGCGCGAGATACAGAAAACTCCAGCGCAAAGAGCAGTTACTAATCTCACTCAACTTATTGGAAAAACAAAATGAGTGGAGATTGTGGGCATGGTTGGGGATATCATTTCGATGGAGCTAGTGGCCCATGTTATCGCTGTATCGCAGATGAGAATGTCAAGCTAGCGAAACTTGAAAAAGATCTGCAAGTGCTACATACAGCGGTATCAAATCTAGTAGCGAAGAATCTATTGTTAATTACAGAGAATGAATCTCTTAGACAACGATTGGCAGTAGCGAGTGGGAGATCTTAAATGAATTCACAAGATGACTACAAGTTGTCAGAGCCATTCTTTAAGAGAGGTGAATACTACGGTGATGCAACATCTAACTACAACTTGTGGCGGAAAGACGATGTTATTGCTGCCATCGCTCCATATAAGGTAGAGATTAGGCGGTTGAAGCGCGATCGCGATGAGTGGAAGCAGGGAACAGAGAGAGCCTTATCGTTAGCAGAGACAAACTTCAATCGCGCCATTAAAGCTGAGGAAGAAAATACCAAGTTGCGAGAGTTGCTTGCACTTGTGATGCAACTTATCAGGGAAGATAGTGACAGTGATGATCCAATGGAACCATTTGCTTATGATTCCAGATGGGAAAAGTGGGCTATAGAAACAGATACTATGTTGAAAGGGATACCATGACATTCTTTGAACTCATAATCGCGGTCGTGTTTGGGAACGTTATCAGCTTTAGTATTTGGAAACTAGGCAGCTTGATCGCTGAGTACAAATCATGACATCTGCATGGCTAGTTGAATTAGCTGACTGGCATAAACACTATATCCATGGAATGGATTATAATAATTCTAACAGACAATGGCATGTAGATATGGTTATGAGATTACAGAAGCTAGCAGAACAAACTTCAGATGCAGAAACAGTGAAGATTCAATTACAAGAGAAAGTCCAAGCTTTTCTAGAAAGGAGGCAGCCACCAATAGACAAGTAAGTTCATGAATACAATCCACAATCCATAGGAACTAATATGACTGCTAATACAGATCTTGACACTCTACTTGATGGTACTCTTGATGATCTAGCTGATCTTCCTGTCTTTGAACCTTATCCTGCTGGTGCTCATCGGGTGAGAATCTCTTTTGAAGAGAAAGTAATTAATAAAAAGCCCGCCGTGGAATTGAAACTTGTAGGTATTTCTACGGAAGAACTTGCTGAGCCGGGTGAAGGTGATGAACCTATCAAGGTAGGACAAGAGACACAAGTACTATACATCATGAAGAAAGATGATGGTACTCCAAATGAAGTCTCTCAAGGGAAATTCAAAGAAGTTATCATGAAGCCTCTTATTGAAGCAACAGGACAGACTAAACTTCGTGATGCAATGTTAGCTGCGAAGGATATGGAAGTCCTAGTAGTAACGAAGAAGCGGCTTAACAAGCAAACAGATATGTTCAATACTGATATTGTTAAGCTGATGGTAGTGTAGAGTTGTAATTGGTTTCCTAGGTTATCCAATACCAAAAAACTTAGGACCTTCTCTCGGGAGATTTTTGTGCAAATAACTAATGTCTGTTTTAAATACCGTGACAGGTTCTATCTGCGCATATTTCCAACGAAACGACTATTCAATTCTACTACAGTCTGGGAAATAGTTAATCGGGGTGATATATTTGCTCTTGATCTAGAAACTCTACAATTCACAGTGATTCCGGGAATAGCTAATGTAGAATTCTTTACATTAGAAATGCAGGTATACAAGCCTGATGACACAAAATAAAATTCTAGCCTATGTAGGAACTCCAGAGGATAAAGAATATCTCCACCGTCTTAAATCTCTTGTAGGTACTGCAAAAGTATTTGTCCGTCTTGACGAAATATCCACTCTCGTGGAGCTTGAACTATGGGCGAAAGAAAGATCAATTACTGGGATCTTTTTGAATCAGAAACACCTCCTAAAGAAATTAGTGGGAGTAGAATCTCGCGCAAATCCCTCTCTAGACTCTTATCAAGGCTCATACCTAAAGAGAAATGGTATAGAGTATGTTGTACTGAATCCGTTGGAGCATCTGGTAAAAGTGAACTATGCTCCATTTACATTCAAGAGATTCCTTTCAAAACTATTGACTCCTGAAAAGTGGAATCCTACACCTGAATTTCACTGGAAACTCTATGAGCCCTCCAATTGTGAAGCTATTTATGAACGATTTAAAACTGCGATCGTCATTTCTATTGACATTGAAACAACAGAGAACCCTCTCCGTATTACTTGTTGTTCTTACACTGGAGTCTTTAGTTCTGCTACTGGTGCTCTCGAAACTTATAGTTATGTCATACCAATAAAAGATGATTATACTTGGGTGTGGGTAGATAGATTCAATCAACTACCAGCCCCTAAGATATTCCAAAACGGGAAATATGATATAAGTTATTTCCTGCATTACGGAAGTTCAGTTCATAATTACCTATTCGATACAGCTCATGCGTTTCATGCATGGCTCTCGGAACTCCCAAAAGACTTAGGTTTCTTGGGAGCTTTTTTTGTACGAGAGGCAATGTATTGGAAAGACTTAGCAAAGACAGGCGATATGATGGATTATTACCTGTATAATGCTAAAGACTCTTGGACAACTGCACTTGTTTTCTTGTACTGGCTTCTAGAAGTTCCTGAGTGGGCAGTACAAAATTATTGTGATGAGTTTCCACTAGTGTTTCCTTGTCTACTAGCGGAAATGACAGGAATAAAACAAGACCAAGAAATTAGGGCTGCGGCGTATGCAGAAACTGAGGTTAAAATAAATGATTTAACTGCTGAAATTCAACAATCTCTTGGGGGTAGATCATTCAATCCCGGATCTCCTAAACAATGTACAACACTTTTCAAAATACTAGGAGTAGATGTTACTTCTACGGATGAAAAGAATATACTTAAATACTCTCTTATTCATCCACTCATTGAGTGGTATGGTACAAGAATACTACAGATTAGGAAACTTAGGAAAGAAAACTCAACTTATTTAGTGGAAGGAAAGAATTATCATGGTCGAATACTTTATGCTCTCAATCCACAAGGGACCGATTCGAGTAGACTTGCAAGTAGTAAACATCACTTCTGGTGTGGCCTCCAAATACACAATATTACCACTGGACCTTCAGTCAGAAGATGCTTCAAAGCAGACGAAGGATTCTATTTTGGAGAGGCAGATCTTGAGCAAGCTGAATCTCGCGATACAGGATATATCTCTGGAGACGAAAACCTTATCCTTAATGTTTCAGGATCGAAAGATTTTCATTCCATTAATGCGTCGGCTTTTTTCGGCCTTAGCTACAATGACCTCTACGACGATGTTGCCAGACGGAGTAAGAATAAACCAATTCGCAATATTGCAAAGAGAGTCAATCATGGAGCGAATTACAATATGGGAGCCAATGTCCTTGTAGATACAATGGGAATTCCAGCTCTTAGAGAAGCTCAGAAACTTCTTGATCTACCTAAGATTTGGTCTCCTAAGACAGTAGCAGAATATCTTCTAAGTAGATTCAATGCAACATATCCGAAATTGAAGGGACAATGGTATGCAAGTATTATTCAAGAAGTTATCACTACTACTATGCTTGTGTCTAGGGCATACCATCACACAGATTCTCCACCACTTTCTGAACAAGAGATCCGACGAAGAATTTCAATTGGCGGTTGGACTCGCTATTGCTTCGGTAGACCAGATAAAAACAAATCAGACCTTAATTCGTATGTTGCACATCCTCCACAATCGTTGAATGCACAGACATTAAATAAAGCTTGGATGCGAGTATTCTATGAGATTGCAATGAATCCGCAGTTCTCTAGGAATTTCAGACTACTTGCTCAGATACAC